CACAGTCACCTTGCCATCGAAAGTATCGACAGCAAAAATTCCCTGACCAAAGAGATCCTTGGTGTCACCCTTGAACTCGCAGCTCACTTCCTGCAGAACCGGATAGGGGCGCGGGCTCAGATCGGTGAGGTTGTCGATGTTCACATTCGGCGTCCCAATCAGGACGCCACTTCCACCTTGAAAATTCATGGTAGCTCCTTCGGCGCTGATTGAGCGCACAAGTTAGGAAAGCGGCGCAGCCGCTTTCAGGGGTTAGGGGTTAGGGGTTAGGGGTTAGAAAAACCCGAGCCCTGCGGTTAGTCGATAAGAATATGCACCGGAATCATGGCGCCGAGTTGGTTGCCGAAGATGCCAGGGTCAACCTCTGTGTTGCCCTCGATCCAGCAGTGGGTGACCAGGCCGCCGAGGGTGAACTTGCCGGTGTTTGGATCGTCAGGCACAAAGACAGAGTCAATGGCCAGCAAGAGTCCGTTTAAGATTGTTTCGCCAAGCAGTTTTTCCTGGCCGATATCCTCGACAGGCGCTTCGTTGAAGGCATAGACAATCACCAGGCCGTGCAGAATCAGCTTGGGCGGCGCGCCGGGCGGCTTCTGCGGGATCTGCGTCTCTCGCAGCGAGACAAGGAAGAGCGCCGGCTGGTCGGCCATCTTGAGCTTGGGGGGCGCTACATGCCTGCGGCCCATACTGGTAAAAGTTCCACCAAGACTCGCCTGAAACCAGGCAAAGAGCGCTGTCCAGATTGCCTCACGATCGATAGCGGCAAACTGCGAGAACATCCCGGACCGTGGAACGATGGAAACACCGCCCGCAAAGGTAGGCCGGGGAACTTCGGCGGCGGCAATTGGCTGGCCATTGGAATCGAGTGTTAAAAGGCTCATACGTTACCCCCTGCCGCCGCCGCGGCGATGGCCTCTTGCATCTTTTCCACCAGTGGCGGATACCACCGCTCCTGCGCCTCCCGCGCAAAGGGCCGGGAGCGAACGCTGAAGGCCGCATGGCCCGCAGCCCAGACCAGAGTTCCATCCGCCTGAAAGCCGAAAGCGCGGTGCAGATAGGAATCGGCGAAACTCTCTCCGGCTTTCGAATATTTGTTGTATTTTCTGCGCTGGCCGGTATCTGACAACTTCATCGCTTTTTCATGGAAGCCGGCCATGAGCCAGATGCCAATATGTTTGCCCTTCTGGCCCATCGAGCTGTCAGTCGTTACTTGAGCGCCGATCTCCACATCGTTGTCATAAGCCATCGCCGAAGCCAGGATGGAGGCAAAGTACTTGCCGGTGCGTTCTTCAATTCCTTCCTCGGCAGCCGCCTCAACAGTCATCTGCGCCAACTCTGGCGCGCCGGCTTCCATGACCTCGCGGATGTTGGCAAAGATGCGTTCGCGCACCATCTGCAGATGATCGACAGTCTCATCGACGCTGGCCTGCTCGACAAAAAGCGAGATCATGAGAGCCTTACCTTCAGCGCGGGAAGAAACTGCTGAATGGTGCGATCGTCGATGTCGCGCGCCTGGCGATCTTCAAACATGGTTCTGGACACCACGCCCAGGCCATCCACGCGGCCCAGCGCGATGCGCTTGTAATACTCCTGGCGACTCTTGGTGCCGTAGTGGTTGATGCGCAGCAGCGAGCTGTGATGGATCACCGTGCGCGCGGAGGTGATCTTCTCGCCCTCCTCGCCGAAGGTGCCACCCTGCACATTGAAGAAGTGCGCATTCTGGCCGCTCACGCATTGCTTATCCATGCGAAGGATCGACTTGATGTGACGGCCGTTGTCATTGGTATTCGGCAGCCGCCAGGTGAAGCGTTCAAGCACCGGTTCGGACGAGTACTCCTCGCGGCCGGAAGCGCCGAAATAGACCCAGTTGACTCCCACCGCGCCCCACTCCGGCTTGAGACGCTCCATCGCCGGCGGCAGGGTGGAATACTGCGGCGAGAAAAGAAATTCATCGATATCAATGAAGGCGAGCCATAGATGCTCCCCTTGGTGCTTCCTGAGGCAGTCAGTGTAAGCGGCCATCTGCGTTGGGCCGGCCATGGGCCATTCAATGAGCTCCACCAGGCCGCGCTCGATATAGGGCCGAAGCACCGCCTTGTAATTGTCGGTGGAGCGGTTTTGATAGAGAAAGAAGCGTGTTACCCCCATCATCAAGTGAAACTCAACCCACTCACGCAGGTAGAGAGCCTCATTGCGGAAGATGGCGCAGATGGCTAGCGCGTTAGGACTGACGATCAGGCTGGGATTGACTTTGGTGATGCGAATCCAATCGCGGCCGTACTTGCGGGCCATCACTGTATCCATTTCCAACTGTGCGTTGCGGCCGTAGGCGTTGCGATCGGTCTGCGAGGCCTTGCTGAGATGATGCAACTCGACGCGATTAGTGAGGACCGAATGCAGCCCTGCCTGGCGAATGCGGTAGCCGTAGTCATAGTCCACGCCCCAGCCGAGGGTGAAATCGAGATCCCAGAAGCCTACTTTCTCGATGGTCGAAGCCTTGATCAGGGTGCAGGTTGGCTCCAGCCATGGCACCACCTGGGCCGCGCTCGCGGCCTGACGCATGTGCGGATGGTCAGAGTTATACACCGGCGAGATCTGCGCAAAGCTCTCGTCAGAGAAGAGCGTCTCGGCCAGCTTTTTGAGCGAATCGCGGCCCTCCGCCGAAAAGATCATGTCAGAGTTCAGAAACCAGAAAGCGTCAAAGCTGCCGCATTTGCGTGCAAACTGATAGCCCTCATGCATACCCTTGGTAAAGCCGAGGTTCAGCGGCAGTTGCAGCTCCGCACCCTCGTACTCCGGAACCGAGCCGTTATCGACGACGAAAACAGCTTTCTCGGGATATTCAAGCTCAGTGCGCAGCCAGTGGGCCAGCTTGCGCGTCAGATCGGGAGTGTTGTAATTGAGGACGATGATAGCGATCGAGTGCATTCTTAAAATCTCCGAGATTGACAAATTTGAATTGAGGCGGCGTGTTGCAGGCCGTGATGGATTAACGGGATCCGGAGATCTCCTCCGGCGCCATGCACCGCCTCAAACTTTGAATCTTTCTAGTGCCGGTTGACGGCCGTGAATTGATAGTTGGTTCTCATGCGCAGGTCGCGCTCATCCTGGCGGCGATCGAGCGAAGGCAGCGTGCGGCAGTAACGTTTGATAACCGAGAGTACGTTGGGCGGCGCGTCGACGAGCGGCTCTTGCACGCTCTCGCCCTCAGTGGAACGGCGCTGCGTGGCGCCCATATTGGGGCGCTCGTTGTAGCGGTAGGCCATCCAGTCGATGATGGCCTGCTCAATGTCCTCAGGCAGAAGAAGCTGGCCGTCGGTGGCCGGATAAGGTGAGGTGGGCGGCAAGTAGCCGGCGGTGTAGCTAATCTGGACCGGCTGATTGTCTGTAAATTTGAGACCCCCCGCCAGCCAGAGGTTGAAGATGCGCTCCGGGTCGATGTCCGAGTCGATATACCAGCCGGGCGCGATCTTGTCAGCGCTGGGCTCAACCAGATAGGGAGACGGGGCGATATCCAGCGATGCGACGGAAACAATCGGCCAGTGATAGAGAGAAAAGCGGGTGGAACCGTCGCCCCGACGCACCTCAGAGTAATCCGCCTGAAGCAGATCCGGGCGCTTGGTGGCGCGCATGAAGTCCTGGCTGCAGGCGGTGATCAGCCGCGAAATGGTCGCGTCGTCATTGGTATTGGTCGACGTGATGGGTAGCCAGAGCTTTGCGGTGGCCAGCGTGGTCAGATCAGTCGATGCCATGGCATCTCCAGGGGTTAGGGGTTAGGGATCAGGGGAAGCTACTTCAATGGGAAGTAATGCTCGTCACAGACGAAAGATTCATGCGGAAGCGTCTCATCTATCGTCGCGGGAATGATGTAATACTGATTGGTTTTACACTCCGCTTCAGCCTTTTCAGCGGAACTAAATATGCCCTGAAAGTGATAAGCAAACTCTCCAGTGTTGAGCGAACGCTGATATTGCATTACAATCCAACAATTTCTCATGGGAACTCCATTTCAATTGGCGGCGTGGCGGCCGACCAGGGCTACCCAAAATGCGGCTGCCTCATTGACTGATCGCGCATTGTGAACATAAATCACCTGCGGTGGACGGTAAGCAAAGCGCCAGCCGACGGCGATGTTGGCTAGGATCAAAGTTTCTCTCATGGCCGGTAGCTGAAAACGTGAATAGCGTAGAAGTCGAGCAGAGCCACGGCTGCTTTGGGAATCAGCTCCAGCTCTAGCGGCTCGGGGCTGGCGAGCTGATAGAGCCGCGCCAGGATGAGTTTGATGGCAGCCTTGATGGTCTCTGGGCAGGTATCCACCGTAACCCCGTCGCCGTAGCTGCCGGCAACGAAGGTGACAACCACAGAGCCGGGTTTGTAGGTCATCTCAGAGGGCCAGTAAGTTCCATCCGCGGGCACAATGCGCGCTGGCTCTGAAGTGAGATCGACGTCGTACTGCGAAGGATCGAGAGTTTGCACCGTGTTGCTCTGGTCGACGTAGGTGATCGATTTCACGCTATTGGTCTTCGGCCAGGGAACGTCAATGGTGATGCGATTCCAGAAATCGGAATAGTAGGGCCAATCCTTGCGGTAGCTGGGATTGACAGTGCCGTTGGCGGCCCACCAGAGCGGGAAGTGATCAAGGGTTCTGATCCAGGTCTGGTTATAGATGGCCCGGTTCATGTAACTCTCTGCCGTGGCCCGCGCGGCGACGATGAAGGGCCGGAGTTGCGCGCCAAGGATCTCCTCCGCAGCCCGATCGGTGTCTTGCATCGGTCCAAAGCCGCATTGCAGCTTGGCCTGATAGAGCGTGATCGGCTCGGCCACAGGCTCCGTGATGAGTTGCAGATTAAGAGGCATGGTTTCGCTCCGCGAAACAGTAATCAGCTGTCAGTGATCAGTTGTCAGTTAAAAACAAAGGCAAAAACATGACGGCTCAGGAAGTGGTAACTGCCTTCTCGCGATTGCGCTGTCGGCCGCTGCCGGCTGCCGCTGGCTTGGAAGCGAGGTGAAAGGCCTCTTCCGCGGCTTTGGCGTTGCCGCCGGCAAACTCGATCGCGCTGCCATCGGCAATCCACTGCTTCGCGGTGGTTTCAGGAACATCGACCAGTTCGCCGGCGACAAACGGCCGCGGCGAATTTGCAACACGAAAGGATTTGAGAATTTGCAGTTTCATGGGAACCTCAGTGAAAAAGTGAGAAGTGAGTTGCTGCCGTGTCAACCATTGGTTGATAGTTGACACGGCAGCAAAGCTAAGAGCTGAAAATTGAGAGCTGATAGTTGTTGTTAGTTGGCCGGAGTGGCCAGCTTGAGGATGGGATGCGTGCCGGCGTCGGTGAAGGCCGAGCCCAGACGGGCATAGCCGATGAAACCCACTTCAAGGGTGTCAGCGAACCGCTCGTCGAGTCGCAGGATGGACATGTCGCCGTCCGTGCGTAGCAGGTATCCCTGAGCGAAGTCGCCAAAGAGAACTCCGTTGACTGCGTTGTAGGGGCTGGCTGCAAAGGCGTTGGGCATCGCCTGGTTGAGCACCAGCGGCCGGCCCAGGATCATGTCCAGCGTGCCGGAGTTGGGGTTGGGGATGAAGAGTGGACGGCCGTAAAGATCCTTCTGGCCCATGATGGCGGCGCGGCTGATCGAACTCAGAACCCAGCTCGCGTTCGGAAGGTAAGCAGGGTCGAGGGCGGCGTAGAGATCGACAAAGTCGCTATACACCGGGCCGTTGGAGCTGGCCGCGGTGGCGCCGAGTGTCGGCCCCTGCGTGGTAGAGATTCCGCCAGCGATGGTCTGGAGCAGGCCGACGACGTTGGAGTTGTTGCCGTTGGTGATCAGATATTCCAGACCACGGTAGTACCGGAGCGCGAACTTATCGCGCAGCCAGGCATCGAGGTTGAAGTAGCTGTCGTCGAGCTCCTGACGCGAAACCTTGACCAAAGTGGCCACGGTATCGGTCTGCATAATGAAGCCGGAGAAGCTGGGATCCTGCTCCGCTACAACCGAGGCCTCGGCGGTGAGCGTGGTCAGGGTGTTGCCGGTGTCGTTGGAGAGCGCCACCTTGATGGGCGCGCCGTTGTTGTTGGTCACCTTTTTCCCAACAATGCTCACCGTGTTGCCGATGTACTTCTGGGCGTCGATCATGGTGGTGAGGAACTGCTGCGGGATCATGGTGGCGCCAGAAGGCCCGGTGCCGGGAGGGTTCGGGAGGCCGCCGGCGATGGTCACATCGCGGTGCTCCAACAGGCTGCGCTCTTCTTCGTTGAGATGAGAGTAGCCGCGGCGGATGTACTTCTCGAAGGCTTTGCGCTGGGCGAGCAACTGAACCGGGTCGCTCTCTGCGGCAGAGCCGTCGGGGTTGGGGCGCGGTGGGCGCTGGGTCGAGCGAGAATCGGCGTCGAGCTTTTCAACCAGCTCCATACGCTTGATATCGCCCTCTTGGACAGCGACGTCGGCCATCATGCGGTCGAACTTGTCGCGATCCTCTTGTGTGACTGCATCCTGCAGCACGACGCGCTGCGCTTCAGCGATGAGCTGAACGCGCTTTTGGCGCAATTCGATGAGCTTGGACATGATAAAACCTCGTGTGGATGTCTGGTCCGCCATCGCTTCGCGGCGATAGCTTCCAGCCGCAACCTAAACGCTTGCAATTGAATGCAGCGGATCAACCGCGCGCCCAGGCTGCCAAATTTGTGTTACTGAACTGTTGTCGGGGGTACCGCGAAGATGGGCACAATTTCTTCTCGTGAGAAGGTGCGGGCTGACCGAGCGGAGACGCGACGTTGATCACACTCTGGGCATTTGTGCTTCGGGGCGCAAAGACCACTCTTTGGATCCCACACATCTCCGAGCCCAAGGCAGCGCGTTTCGGTCTCGGCGCCGGCGATACGGCCCAGGGCTGTACTCACCTGTTCGGAAGCCTGCTTGCGCCAGGCGCGATCGCTATCTGCTTCCTTGTCGCCGCCGTCTTCAGCGGCTAATGCACGCCCAGGACTGCAGCGGCAGTTGACGTCGTCGTAGTCAGGGTTGGAGCGGCTCCCGCAATCGCCGCCCATGCACTGCGAGCAGCCGCAGATACACTCTTCTTCGTCGCCGCCGTCGCTGTCCTGGGCGCTGCGCTTGGTAAGGATGCGCGCGCGCGTCTCGGCGGGCATGGAGCCGAGCAGAGAACTCACTTGAGAGGCGGCAGCTGGATAGGCGGGGAAAGTGACTGGAGAAACATCGAAGAGCTCGTCAAACTCCAGAATCTTACGGCTCACGGCGCCGCCATCCTCGTCGGTCCACTGATCCCGCTTGACGGTGAAGCCAAAACTGGAGCCGGTAACGTCCCCCCGGCGCATAGAGACCAGCAGGTCGCGGGCGGTCTGGGTATCGGGCGGATCGATCTCATAGGACAGGCCGCGCGCATCGACCTTGAGGCGCAGCGTGCCGGCGCGGGTACGGCCGAGGGGATGGTTGGAGTCGTGATTCCACAGGGCGCGCACGTCGGGATTGGAGGCCATCACGCTGTCAAAGGCATGGGGATCGACGGTCTCGCGGAACTCACCGAAACCGCCGCCTAAATCTACACTTTGTGAGTCAAAGACGGCAGCATAGCCGCTAATGACCGGCTTGGCATCGTCACTGACGCGAAGTTCCTGCTTGACATAACGGCGCTCGAAATTATTCATGATGCAATCTCCTGTGCTGCGCGGGCGGCTGCCGCCTCCCGGCTGACGTTGATGTGAATGGAACGCAGGGCGCGGAGAAACTCCTCGCGCGCCAGCTCCGCGGCCGCTGGTTCGTCGGGCTTCGCGGGCCACTTAGCGGCGCGGTGGGCTACAGACTTAAGCAGATCGTCGAGAATGGTCTCAGGAGCGGCTTCTGTGGACCCGTTTTGCTCCATAGAGGCGTCGGCGATGGAGCGAAAAATAGGCCGTAAAAGTGTGGAAATGGTCTCTAAATCACGCTTGTCGCGCTTCAAAAGACGGATAAAGGCATCGCAAAAGACGGGAATGTAGCCGCGCGTGAAGCGGCCGAGCAGGGCTTTGTCTTCTTTGGAGGGAACAATAGCCGTCTTCGGCGGGGCGCCCTCTGGGCCCGGCACATTGGGATCGGCATCGACGGGCTGATCCTGCATCGATTCTGTATCTAGCAGGCGCTCAGCATTCTGCATGTTGACCGGCACCCAATAAACATCACCAATAGGACCGATGGGATTTTTTCCCAGATCTTTCAGAATGCCGTTGGTGTTAAAAAAGCCCCACTGCTTGCCGACGGCGTAGCCGTCCATGGTGGTTTTGAAGTCACCGCGGAGGCGCTCGGAGACATCGAACTCCAGCGTATATTTGCCGGCACTGCGGCCCACCGGCGAAAAGAGCTTGCGCAGGAACTCCGCCTCGATGCGGCAGAGATAAGGACGCAGAGTATCCGTAACAAAACTCAAATTCATCTGCTCAGCGTTGTTATTGCTGAGCCGGGTAGTGTCACCGACGTAGTGTGGGGGCACGCGGAACATGGCGGCAATATCCGCGCGCTGGAACATGCGAGTTTCAAGGAACTGCGAATCTTGTGGGCTGATCCCTATTTGTTTATAGTCCCAGTTACCTGGCAGCACTGCTACTGAACCGGAATTCTCGCCGCCCTGGGTTTGGTTCCAGCTCTCGCGTGCCTCGGTCTTCTGTTTATCGGAGAGCGTTCCCGCTACGCTAAGAATGCCGGAGGGTCGGGCGCCATTGCCAAAGAAGCGAGCGCCAAACTTTTGAGCGCCGATGGCCAGGCCGATGCCCTGCCGCGCCAGCCAGATGGGAGAAAAACCCTTGAGGCCGTTGAAGCTGAACAGTGGAACATGGAGCATATTGCTGGCGGGGATGCGGCGCACCTTACCGTCGAACATGCCATCAGTAGTGTCGTAGATCAGGTCGCCGTTTTGTGCGCGCTTTGGCTCAGTGAGCTGCGGATGGAGCGGCCAGAGTGCAACCGGGCGGCCGCCCTTGTCGCGCTGGATCTCAATGTAGCCGTTACCGGTAAGACAGAGTGAGCCGATCAATGCTTCGAATAAGGTGAAGGCTGTCATCTCCGAGTTGGGTTCCCAGCGGAGAAGATAGGCGAGAGGGTGATCGATGGCTCTTTTGCGGCCGTTCTCTTGTACTTCCAGGACATAACATGGAAGGGAGGCAACCGCCTCTGCCAGGACACGCACACAGGCGTAGACAGTGGAGAGCTGCAACGCGGTATTGACGGTGACCTGTTCGCCAGAGGCCGTGGGCTCGCCGCCAGTGGCCCAGGCGAGGAAGCCGGCCGCGGAAAGGGGAACGCTGGGGTTATTGAGCGAGCTGCTGCGAAGTTCCAGCGAGGTGATATCCGGCTCGCGGGCCTCGTCAACGAACTTCGAAAATGCCTGTCGAATGGACATTGATCACTCACATAACGAACGGTTCAAAGGTTGCGCCGCTGGTAGCCATAGCGCAGGAAAGCGCCATACAGAGGGCGACGATGCCATCAATTTTTTCTCGGCTCTTGCCTTTATCTGGCTTGGTGTTGCCGGCTGGATCCTGCTGCACGATCACGTTCGACGCCATCCAGCGCAGGATAGAATTGCCGCCGTGCGCCAGCTCTTGAGTTGAAACCAACTCGACGATGCGCTTGGTGGGCGCAAACATGCTTGCCATACCCTGGCCGATTTTGACCATCTCAAAACCGTCCTCCTCGCCGAGTTGGGTGACGATCTCGGTGGAGTTCCAACGGTCAAAGCCGATCTGGGCGATATTGAACTCCTGGCCGAGCTCGTTGATCTTGGCCCGGATGAAGCGGTAGTCGATGATGTTGCCTTCCGTCAGTTCAAAGAGTCCCTGCTTGGCCCAAACATCGTAAGG